CCCTCTTAGAGGGTCTACTCCCCGGGTCCCCGCTCCGTGGACCCCGTGTAGGATCGGCTCTTGCCAGGAGAGGCAAACAAGAGCCAGTTCTACATCGAGGACCATGGAGTTTATTCCCGGTGAGAGGAACAGAGGCTACATGTTCCTGAGTGGTTTTGCCCTTGGGACGTGGTCCTTTGGTGAGCCCGTGGTTACCCGGAGGGGTTTCCCCCTCTGCAAGTGCCCATGCTCACTGAAGAACCACTGTGGCCGATGTTCCGGACCTAGAGGTCCTTGACCGCCCCGTCTTTGGTTCTGCTTCTCGGCACCCCGCTTCCAAGAACCTCCCTAATGGGACTATTCTTGGTTGGGGATGGCGGGGCTTCAGAGACCGGCGTGCCTTTAGGTCCAAGGGCCTTCCTCCCAGACTCACCTTCCTCGTACAAGAGGGGTGATTCCTGGGGGGGGGAAGCCCTTAAGTGGGTGGTCAACTTCATTTACATTTAGTTTACCTACCACTGACCCCCCATAACCACAATGACTCGCCTTTGACGATGGAAACAGAAGATAGAGAATCTCCTTTCCCAGAGAAAGCGTATGCCCTCTAGAGGGTCCCGCGGTCTCGCCTACCGACTTAATCGGTGGGCTCATCTAGTGCGGTGCATTGGGTGGGTTCGGGAAACGATGTTTCCCAAAACAGGCTGCACGCTAGACCTGGTAGCCGGATTCCTCCTCAAGCTCGGTCGGGTTTGGGTATCCCGGGGGACCGCTTTTGCGATCTCCTGGTGTAAAGAAGGACGTGAGTCTCTTCTTTTTGCCCTGGCCCATCCGGAAAGTGAGGAAGCGGACCGCGCTAAGCGTCGTCTTCGTCGGGTATACTGACTCCCTAAGGAATTTACGACAGACCTGCATCGGGCGTCGAAGGTTCACCTTCGGCTTTGCCTGACAGCTCTAGTCATCCTTCGGGGGGAAAGGCTGCCCGTTAAGATCGACGTGGACTCGATTACCACTCCCTCGTCTTTTGACGTGAAGTGGCTGTCGGGTCTGCGCGCCCCTCTCCTCGAATTCTGAAAAGAACTCGAGTCGAGGGATCCGAAGCTCGACGGTTTCTGCTGGTGGGGGTCTTTCCATTTTACGACAAAGAAGGGCCCGGGAGGGTCCCATGCGCTCCTAGAGTGCTGGGATGACCTCTGGTCCCTGCCTGAATCCCTTCGACAGTCCATTCGAATTGTCGGGGGGAATAAGCTTTATCGTATTATGGAATCCTTTCAGTCGAGTCTTAAGTACCTCCCAGTTCTTGGAACCCCCAGTCATTGCGAAATTCGCAAGGTTACTGGGATCCAAGACCGGGAGGGTAAGACGAGGATGGTGGCGATTCTGGACTATTGGTCCCAGACTGCCCTCCGTCCCCTACACGATCGACTGTTCGGAATCCTGAGGACCATTCCTCAGGATATGACCTTTAGCCAGGGGGCGTTCTCGGAGAGGGTTAAGGAGTGAAAGAGCAAGGGGGTTGGGGTGCTCTATTCGGTTGACCTTTCTAAGGCCACGGACAGATTCCCCATCTCCTTTATCTCTTTCACGCTCCGTGGTCTGTTTGATGCTACTTACGTCTCCCATTGAGAGAACATCATGGTCGGGTATGAATTCTCGACCGTTGATGGTCCTGTCCGTTATAGGGCAGGTAATCCAATGGGAGCCTACTCGTCCTGGGCGGCTTTCGCGCTGGCTCACCACTTTGTGGTGTACCTAGCGTGTTACCGTTCCAAGGTCAAGTGGTCTTCGTGCCGATATGTCCTGCTTGGGGACGATATCCTCATCGGAGACCGTAGAGTAGCCAGGCAGTACCTTCGGATCCTTACCATCCTGGGGGTTGAGACGTCTCCATCGAAGACTTATATCTCCTCGGAGCTCTGTGAGTTTGCGAAACGTCTCACCTACCAGGGTGAGGAGATCACTCCTTTCCCCATCTCGTCGATCAGTGATCAGTGGTGGAGTATTCCACTAGTGGTCGCTGCTCTGCGAGGTGAGGAGAGGAAGGGTTTCCTCCCTCTTTGTGGCATCCCAAGGGCGGTCCGAGCTCTGCAGGAGTTCTGCAACCTCAAGGCTGGGAAAGTTTATCTTTCTAAAGTCTTTGAGGAAGCACTCCTGTGCGAACTGGGGACAAAGCTCCTCTCTGGGGAGATCTCGGCTCGCGATTATTTCATCGCGGTGGGCGGAGAATCCTTCCAGAGCGGGGT